TATTAGCAACCTTCTTGGCTGGAGTCTTTCTAGCTCTAGGTTTACTTGAAGCTTTTTCTTGAGGTGGAGATAGTTGCTGCGGAGCTTCGTGACGTTTCCTCCAAAACCAATTGGTGAATGTCAGAAGTTTACCTTCAAACCAACTCATGAAGCGATTATGCCAAAACCAATTACCTTTGCTCATCCCAATACTCCTTTTCTCTTTCGTAATCCAAGTCGTCATAAAATTGTTCATAGCGTTTATTTTTTAACGCTTTATCAATGAACTTGACTGATTTTTCTGAAACTTCTTTTTTTATTGCTTTTGATACGTGATGTTGTTTTTCATCTAGTGAACGATACTGCTTGTTCGTCTTACCCATCTTAGCCCTCTAATAGTCCTGGATACAATTCTTCAACAAACTTCTTAGTTATTCCTTTGTATGGAATCTTTTTATCTTTAACAGATATGATAAGTTCTGCATCTTGCTTGTCAAGATTCTCAAGAAGCTGAACAAACAGATACTCTCTCCTAACTGGTTTCAAGTTGTCGTTACCACCCTCAATAAAGAGGTAGAGCTTTCTGAGCTCACTATACAAAACACTTTGAAGATCTGGAAGATCATTAGGTTTGTATGGTGGAGATCCTTCAGGCAATAGGAATTTAACTTTGGGATCATATGCATATTTTAGAATAGCTCTAAGTGCATGTGAATCATTCCTGTAGAGATAGTCTATTCGCTCTTGCTTCTTGTCAAACTCAGAAGCTTTCTTAAGTATTTCAGCCAATCCTAATTTCATGTAAAATCCCCAGCGTGTTCCATCAGTGTTTTAAGTTTAAATTGTTGAAGATATCCAACTATATTTACCTTCTTAGGAGTTTCGAACTGAGTCTGAAACTCTTGCCATATCCTTGAAGATATGTGATCAGGTATTTCTGTCAGGCAAATCAACTTCTTATTTCTTTCCAAACCAACTTTTAGTTCGGGTACATCATTATATAGTTGATCCCAACTCATGTCTAGCCATTCAGCTAGCTTCTTCTTTGCTATCGCTTTTTGACGGATACCTTCCACAAAACTATCACCACTAGACAAAGCATTAGGAATCCCATCTCCACTATCTCCTTTGATAACCAACTCTTTCAAATACTGTTTAGGATCCTCTACTTGAACGTTGCGTTTACGAATAGGATCAAACTGAATAACTCTTTCACTGTGTAGCTGAATAAAGTCTTTATCTGCAGATAGAATCAATACATCTTCTTTAGTGTTAAGACATATAGTTGCAATAATGTCATCCGCTTCACAATTGTCTACCTGAACAACAG